GCTGTGGGATCAATTTGTTGTCCAACAGTTTTGATAAAATATTGTTGATTGCTATTCATATAGGCGTCAATGATATTTTTGTCACCTAGCTTTTCTATTACATATTCTGCCTGTTTATGTATTTGACTAAAATAATTTTTTCTATAGTTTTCTAAAACTGTGTTGACTTTACTGCGCCACTCTGTAGTATCTGCCGAGACTCCTCTCAATAGTTTTTCTTTAAACTTACTACGAAATTTTTCAATGTCAAATTTATGATGATTTTTTTTATCAATGATAAAATCTATAGCTTCAGCAGTTTTTAATTCGTTTAGCTCTACGTGTGCGCAATGATCTTTTAAATCTATAAGACTTATAAGATAGTGTGCAAGTTCTTTGTCGTTTACTAGTAATTTCATTGGTTTAATAATTTCCAGGCTGTGCCATTTGCTATTTCTTCTTCGGTAAATTGTCCATAGGCTAATGATTCGCAGTGTTGTCGAACTAGCAATGCATCAGGGTACCAAGGTGTTGCAATTTTTGACAGATCAGTTAGAGCCAACGGACTTGCTGCGCAAGGCACAGTTACAAATGCAGGCACACCATAAGCTATGGATTCCATAGCGGCAATACTGTTAAATGCAACTGTGGCAAAAACATTCTGATCTAAAACGTCATAGATGCTGTCACGGTTTCTAGCAGACCTTGATCCTTTATGTCTAACTACAATCTCCATATCTGTATGTTTTTTTATAGTGGCGATTGTTTCGTCCAACCATTGAGGCATCTTGTATCCAAAGTAATGACAAGATTTTGGGTTAGATACAACTAATAAAATTTTATTCCCAGTTTTTTTCCATCCAGGCCACCGTAATCTACTATCACCTTTGACTAACGCTTGCCATCTATCTGGAGGTTTTGATTCTATTTTAGATTTTTGTAATTCATTTTTAACTATCCTATGATACATCTTATTTCCGCTAGGATTCCCCGCACTAACAAAATTTCCAAAATAACCAGTGTCTGTATAATAAAAATCCTCACCTTTGTTTATGCAGTTGTGTATGTATTTTCTTTTAACTATTCCTCTAAATATCAAGGGTGGCTCACCTGGGATTGAATTTCTAAATAATTCTTCATTCATTTAACAACATCTCCTTGGCTTTGCCGCTCTTTAGTTCTGAATTGTGAAACTGTCCGTAGGCTAGATGACAACCCCATGCATATAATTTATCTTGATCAGGATAATACGGAGTTTGAATCTTACTGATATCCTGAAGACTTACTGGACTTGCTGCGTTTGTAGGAGCAAGAGTAAATGCTGGAATACCGTGAAATATACTTTCTATTGCTGCAACACTGTTGAAAGTTACTAGAGCAAATATATCATTGTCTAGTGCTTGTTGTAACGTATCTGTAGAAATTCTATCTATTCTTTTAGGTGCTCGCTCTCTAACTATTACTGGTCTATCGGTATGTTCTTTGATTTTTGCAACAGTTTCATTAACCCATTGATCCTTTGTAATTCCGTAGAATTTGCAAGGTTTTTCGTCTGGTGCTGCAACTAGTATCTTTCTTCCGTCTTTTTTCCAGGGTCGAAAAGTTTTATTAAATTTCTTAAAACGATCGTCGGGTCTTGAGATAATCTCATTGTGTTGCAGATCGTTTTTTACTATGCGATGCCAAAGTTTCCATCCGTTGGGATTGGATGCAGTTCTTTCATTTCCAAAATATCCTGTGTCCATATAATAAAATGTTCGACCGTCTTTCCAACAGCGTTTCATTATTTTATATTTAAGGATTCCTCTTAAGATAATCGGATCTTGAGAATCTGCATAAACAAAATCTTCTGTTGATATTGGTGCAGTGTTGCATCCCGAGGCAAACAAATTAATGTATTCATCCTCGCCTTCTTTACTTAAAAAAATCATAGATTGCGTTGTAGACAGTATTCTGTATAAATGCGTTCGCGGTGCCACTCATCTCCCATTGGAGTAGTAGCAAAGTCGTGGAAGCTAGGTGTTCCTAGTGTATAGTGCAATAATTTTGCATCTTGGTTCGCGCCAAATTCATCGGGTAGCCAGTTCCATACCTTAGGCAATTCCCCAACTAACTCATCAGCAAGCCAAGTAAATCTATGAAGTTGGGCGCCTGTAGCAGTTTCAATAAATTCAGGTGTTACTACTTTATTTGCAGCATGACCACAATTCCAAAGAATAACACTTGACCAATTCTTTCGAGGATAGTTTTCGTTTTTAGCGCCAAGGTACTTTTCTGTCATCTTGGTTTTGTAATCGTGTTTAACTACCATTACTGCTTTACTGTCGTCTCTAAGAGCCCATAATTTTTCAATATCGTCACGGACCAACATATCGCCATCCATAAAGATTGCCCAACCTTTATATTCCATTAGATGTGGAACAAGGAAACGACTGTAGATAAACTGATTACTACCGTCGGTATGCGTTTCTTGATAATCTTGCATGTTTTTTAATGCAAGTGGTGTAATCGAAATTGGTTTACTAGAATGCCTAATTATACTGTTAGCGCATACATGATATGCGATAGCTTCTCGATGATCGTAACCGATAAAAATATTAATCATTTTCTTTCTATGTCCTCTTCTACACAATTTTCACCATATTGAATTTCAATAACTCGCAAGGGTTGATCTGTCTCATTGCATAACTTATGCCATTGAGTTGTATTAATATGTATGTGTTGATGTTGTGTATATTCGCCTAACAGATCCATGTCTGAGCTGCGATCTATAGTATAGACTGTGGCGGTGCCTTCGGCCACAAACCAATGTTCTGCACGGTCTTGATGACGTTGCATACTGAGGCAGGTCTTGGGATTGACCGTGAGTTCTTTGAGTTTGACATGATTGTTAACTTCATGCAACACTCGATAGTATCCCCAAGACCGGCCTGTCTTGGGTGCTCGCCATTCATTAAGTATCCAAGAACTACTATTGGCTTTGTTCTCTCCGCCGACTCCGAACACAAACTCTACATCTTCAAAGACCATTTCAGGAATGTTATCTTTGGTTCTGTCACCGCCGTTAGCAAATACTATTTTATCTCTAGGAAAAAGTTCCTGTACTTGTCTAATAGCATCTATAGCACTATCATCATTGTCGGTAAACTCTATTACTTTGTGTACTTGATGTAAGTTTTCAATAATAGCTTTGCGTTCAGCGGCAGGCATAAATGCTCTGCCTTTTTTACGTGTGAGCCAAGCATCGCTGTTAATGCCTACAATCAAAAGATTGCCTAATTGTTTTGCGGCTTTAAAATATTCAATATGACCACTGTGTAAGGGGTCAAATCCACCTGTAACTAATATTATTTTCATGCAGATATTTATCTGCATATATTATACAGTATTTAAAGACTGGCGTCTTCTAGGCCAGCTGTACGTAGTTTTACAATATTGCTTAACTGCCATTGTTTTATGTCTAGAGCCTTGATAATGCCCAACCATTTGTTGCGTAGCAAGGCAAAATCATTGATAATCTTTTCGAAATCAACAACATCAGCTTCGCCTTCGACAAACTTTTCACAGTCTCTAGAGCTTAACTGACGTTGATAGGTTTCAAGATACTTGCGAAAGTGTTGACTGCGGAGTCTACGAAGTTCGATATTGAGATATTCTAAAATACCTTCAATTTCTTGAAGTTGGTTAAATCGATTTTCTACAATGCCAGGCATCTGTGCAGAGGCTTTTTCAATGTTTCCTGCTACACGGACATCTTGTTTTGCATGAATTAATTCAGCTTCATAATAGGCCACAGCATCTGGGATATTTGAGATATCTTTAGAAACACGATCGTACCAATTCATTTATTCCTCATCTTCGTAACTATCTTCATCCTCAATCTCTTCTCCGTCAATTGCATAATCAATTGCAGTATCAAGATATGTGTCAACACCTTTGAGGCCGTCAAGTACGCTTTCTTTGATACCATAATCTATTAGTGTATTAACAAAATCTGCTGCCACATCTTTACGATGTTTCTCAGGAATGTGTTCTAACACCAATGTCCAAATATCTGCAATTAAATCTTCTTTCATTCAGTGACCTCCAAGTCTGGTTCAACTGTAGTAGTTATCTCAGAAGTGGAAATTTCACCGTGTTTAGAAATGTCTGCCATTGCAATGTCGAGACCGTCTTTTTCGTTGCGTTCCCAGGCCTTGCGGAACTGCTTGATGATCTCACCGTCTTTGGTAGTGTAGACAAGACTATTACCTTCCTTCTTGAGCAGACCTTTGGCTTCGAACAAGTCGACTAATCCACTGTATGGACT